CTGATGATGCCACAGGGCTGAACCACGGTGATACTATTCTGATTGCCATAGTTGCAGTAGCGAGTGCTCTCCTGACTGTAGCTCGCTAGTCGGTGGCGGACCAGCTCATGACTGATGCCGCGATCGGTGACGAGGTGGAGGCTGGCACTAGCATGTTCCAGCACACTCTCGTGACCACTCTTCAGGATCATCTTGATGAAAGCCACGTGACTGTCCGCGGTGATCTTCTCCTCGCTCTTGTAGCAGACCCGCCCTGCCAGTTCGATGACCTTCTCCGAGTCAAGCGTATGAGTAATGAGCGTTGCTGATGGCTGAACGATTCTCACAGTTTCACCTCACCACGTGCCTTGAACGCCTGATACCGTGCCGCGGGTCCGAGCATCACGATGAGGTGGTTGGTCTGGTTGAGCGCGTCATCCAGTGCGTTGTGGTGGGTTCCCTCTCGTGACGCCATCACGACATCGGGGTGAAGGTTCTTCACCGTGCGGTAGCAGCGATCATTCCAGAACTTCCATGGCAGCGTCAGCCCACACAGCTCGTAGGCGGAGCGTAGGATCACGTTGTCGAAGCCGGCCCCGGCACCCCACACTCGGCAGTCATGGGACATACCTTCACCATCGATCGACTGGGTGACGAGCCAGCGACTGAAACGAACCAGTGTTTCCCTAAGATCTACCGCAGCCACGGTGGGGTTGGTCAGCGCCAACCTCGCGGCGTCATTCTGTCGCAACCACCACATCACGGTGTCCGCGTCCATCTCCAGACCCGCCTTGACGCTGGATCTCAGATCTACCACGCGATAGAAGATCTCACCGAGCTGGCCGGTTTCCAGGTCGAACGCCACCGCACCGATGGCAACGATCGCGGCACGTGGTCCCGTGCCCATGGTCTCGAGGTCAAGCATTACGTCTTGCATCATGACTCCTTGGGTAGATAGTGAACGCCGTTCAGGATGATCTCTGCCACGGGATGTCTTTGCAGTGCCCCGTTGTGGATGATGATACTAAGGACGGCACCGATAAGCACCTTACTGATCTTATCTTCGACGCTAAAACCAGTAACCTTGATGGGATTTTAAAACAAGCCGGGGATGCTGATCGTGAAGTCTTTAAACTGACCGACATCCCACTTCTGTAGTGCTTCATCAAGCAGGCCACGCAGCTTCTCGTTCAGTTCATCGCAGCCGAGATCGAGGACCACGTCGCCAGGCTGCTCTAGGGCGAACTCGAGACGATACACCGTGCCCGCATTCACGCCATTGTTGAAGTGTAAGGACTCGTGCTCCTCGGGCGTATACTTACGAAAGAGAAAACCACCAGTCCCTTTGGGGCCGGTGATGAAGTGCGTGTGACGACGCATGTTGATTCGTTCGACCATGACTTACCTCCATAAAGAAGAAGAAGAAGGCGACAACCGGCCACACCGATCGCCGCCTACTTGTTGTCTTACCGCTCAAGCACCTCGATGAGACGCTTGAGATACCACTCGCACTTCTTGGCATCTTCGAGCGGCAGGTCTTTGTCCTCCAGCCGCCAGGCATACTTCATGATGGTGCCACGAAGGAAGGCGATGAAACCGTCACGTCCAAGGGCGGACTCGATGGCCTCGATGCATTCCACCGCACCCTGCGTGTAGTGGGGAGGATGATTCACGAGGTCTTCCGGCTCGTCTGGTGCGTCTGCCGGTGTGACCATCTGACCACGCTTCGGCGTCACGTCACTCTTCTTCATCGCCATCGCCTTCTCCTTTCTCACCGCCCGGCAGCACGAAGTCCACGTTGTCGTCTTGCTGTTCCAGCAGGATGTTGATGAAGGCCAAGAGGTCGGGCTTGGCCGTCTTGATGTCGATCTGATCGATCGCGACCTTCTTCTTCATCACGCCGCGCTCATCCACAAATGCTTGGCGGTAGGCGCGGGCTTCACCGCCGGTGGCCGCGAGCCTGACGCAGCCGGGGACTTTCACGAGGTAGCAGCGCATCAGACCTCCTTCACGATGAGGTAGCGGGTGCTGGTGAGGTAGAGATCCGGCGGGGTCATGGAGCAGGGGTTGTCGAGCGGGATGGCCCGCGCCAGAGTGTCAGGCTCGCCGGCAGGATATCCCTTGTCCCACACCTCCACTACCACCTTGAACGTGGCGTTGTCGGCGTTCTCGACTCGAATGGTCTTGGTCATGTGCTACTCCTTCGGCGCCAGCTTGTCTTCGAGCTTGGCGATCTTCGTGTCCAGCTTGTTGACGGCCTTGGTGTTCTTCGCTTCCAGCTTCTCGTGGGCCTTCAGGGAGGTGGCGACTTCCTTCTCCAGACCGGCCTTCTCGCTGTTGAGGGTCTTGATTTCCGATTTCACTGCCTTGATGTCGATGGCCATGATGGCCTCCTTGTTGGTGAAAACCGGGCGCACGGTCCCGGCGGTTGGTGAACTCGTTAGATACGAACTTCAAGTGATGGCACGGTGAAGTCATCGCCCTTGTTGATGAGGTAAAGCGTAATAAATTGTTGAGGTGTGTGTGCAAAATTTGTGAGGGTGGTGATGATCTCATCCGCACTGTCCTTGGAATAGTCGTCATTCACTTCGATGACAATGATTGCATCCTGCGGACAGCAAATCAACTTTTGAATAAGCTCGGCAACGACCATGACTTCTCCTTGTGACGGTTGAACTACTTGTCATCACGAAGATGGATGGTGAGGGTAGCCTCATCAGCACTGACCAGCTCGTCAGCCATCTCTGAAACAATCTCGTGGAACAGCTCAAGCGCTTCTCCCTCGGTCCGGCACTCGGTGTCAACGACCACGTTCTTCATCAGAAACCTCCAGCTGCTACCTGGCAGCAAGTGACACCGTTACGTCGCCACATCTCAACCACGGCATCACGATCCTCGAACACGCAGATGAGGCGACGACGATCATCTGGGTCTAGCGCCTTCAGCCACCCCTCCTTGAGCTCGTGGTCTGGGCGGTGATCACCGTGAGTGCGAAGTTTCAGCTCATCAAAGTAGTGTCCAGCATACCTCTTCAACCACGTGGTGGTGACTTCACGTGTCGTCTCATCACGTCCACTCCAAATCTCAACGGAAGCCAGGGCGACGTTGCCGAGATCATCCATCAAGCCCAGCATCGACCTGATCGGCTTATCCTCACCGCAGGCGGCAAAGAAAGCATCCCAGTCCGGGATGAACACTTGACTCGGTGCTTGGTCCTCCGATTGCCTGATGAAGTGAAGACGGTGATCCAGGTTGGCAAGGGTGCCATCCAGGTCGAAGATATAGAGTGGGCAGTCGTTCATACCTTCTCCTAAACTAGTGTGTTGAGATACTTGGCACCAGCAGCATGCGAGGCGCGTAACCACTTCTCCGTATTTCGCACGATGAAATAACGGTTCATGCCTTTGGTGGAGCGAACGGTCTTGCCTTTGTTGAACATCGGAACACCGGAGCGGCGCAGCTCACGGCCTAGGCCATTCGCGGTGACCTTCGATTCGATGGGGTTGTAGATCCTCAGCAGCTCGGCGGCGGTGAACAGGTCACCTGCCACCTTCACCTTTCCGACCCGCAGCACCATGTCTGGATCAGCTTTCAGCTGGCTCACCCACGCACCGAGGTCGGACTTTGTGTCGCTGATCATGTTGTCCTTGGCCTGAGTATACAGCGCCGGTGCCGCTGGGTTGAAGTCACCGAGATCCAGACGTAGGAGCCAGTCGAAGACGATAGGACCGAGGGTCTTATCCTCGAATAGCGCATCGCAGTAGCAGCGATAAAACTCCTCGTTCATCGGCGGGGCGGTTGCCTCCCAGATGAAGGACCGCCGATCCTTGTCTTCGAGGAAGAAGGCATCTGGCTGGTTGGAGGTGAAGAGGTAGTTCACGCAGTCGGGGACCGAGAAGGCGGGGACATACTTGATGTTGATGCGCATGGTCTTCTGGGTAACCAGCGTCTTCAGCGTGCCGGCATGCTGACGGCTGTCGTTTCCCGTGACATCATCGGCAAGGATGAACTGCTTGTTCTCTGCCCAGTCGGTGAACCCACCCTCCAGGTTCTCCTGCTTGATCTCCTGGAAGTTCTTGCCGTAAATCGCCCCCAGCGTGTAGCCCACGAGTGATTTGCCGGTGCCCTGGTCCACACCATGGATAAGGCAGGTGGTGAAGAGCTTGGTCCCCGGGTGCTGGAGCGGGTAGGCTAGCCAGCGCAGAAACCAGAGTCTCTCGTCGGCGGTGGCGCCGGTGAAGATGTGGTCGATCAGCCGCAGGAATAACGCTGGGTCACCGCGCTTCGGCTCACAGCCCCAGCCTGGCCACGTATTCAGTTCACGGGTGTCGGTCAGCTGGTCCTGTCCGGGAGCGTAGGTAAGACGTGAGGCAACACTTCGGAAAGGCCACGTGAGCCACCGTTCTGCGAGGGGCGTCCGCTTCAGGCTGGTGTCACCGCTGGGCGTCACGACCAGCTCCGGACCAGAGAGATCCGCGTAAGCGTGATTTACGAAGGCATTCGGTGCGATCTTCTGGCCGGTGCCTAGCTCGTAGACCAGACCCGGGTCACGCACGTAGATGACCTGCTTGTTCAGGTCCCACATCGACTTCGCCAGCGTGAGAGGCTCACTGCCTCGGTTCAGCAGGTCGGTGAGATCCGCCTTCGGGTGCTTGCAAGCGAGGAGATAATCGTCAAGACCTACCTTCTCGCCGTCCGGGCCGGGTGAGAGGGCCACGTAGTGCGGCAAGGCTCCGTGAACCCACAGCTCCTCCGCAAGGGCATTCAGTGCCGAGCACACGTCGGGCTTCTCCCGAAAGTCAGAGTCGTAGATGATGCAGACGTGACGCTGACACCAGTTGACCGCTTCCAGTTCCGGTAGTAGCAGATAGCCGGCACTCTTGGACTTGAAGTTCCACACCCCACCCACACCGATGGTTGGGTAGCCGACCTGACAGGCCTTGGCCGCCTTGAGCTCACCCTCGGTGATGATCAGTGGCAGCTTAGCGTCACCCAGAAGTGGTTGCCACCGAACACTCGGTGGAAAGTAAGGGCGGATGCTGGTGTCAGGTAGCTGAACATACTTGATCTCACGAGTGTCGGTCTGCGCCTTGAAGCTGCTGTCACCGCGCAGATAGCGCCATCGCTTGAAAGGTTCCTTGCCGCCTCGGTTCACCGTCATCGGAGAACCATCCGCGTTGAAGTAGGGAATCTCCAGGGCGGGAGCGGGACGAAACCAGGTGCAGAGCGCAACCATCTCCGTGGCGGTGCGGACATCCATCTTCAGGGTCTTGTAGTCTGCCTCGGTTAGTCCCGAAGTCTGGAGCTTGGCGAGGGCGAGCTTCCGCACCTCCGGTGAGGGACTACCAGCACGTGACATGTTTAAGCTCGCGTGATGGTGATGGTGTCGTGCTTGCCGGTCTGCTGATTCAAGACCGGCACGGTAAGCACCTCATGGGCTTTCGAGAACTTCGTGCGGAAGGTGCTGAGGTTCCACCCAAGCTTGGCCACTACCGCGTCGATTCCCTGAATCACGATAGGCTCCTCGGATCCACTAGGATCGTCCCACCGAGGACCGGGCTGGCGCTGCCAGAGAAACTTCTGCTGGTCACGGAAGCGCTTCCACTGGCCACCACGACCGATGGGCGGCGCGAATACCATCAGCATCATATCTTGGATCGCCGTTCGTCGCTCTTCGAGGCGCGGCAGCTTGGTGACTTTACGATCCACAACGTGGTGCTTAATAAGATCTTCGATCAGATCTTCCTGCTGGTGAACAAGGTCATAGGCGGTGGTCACAATCAAACCTCCAGGTTGCGTGGTTGAGGCTGCATGATTTTAGAGGACTATCATACACCCGTGATCGTGGTGGAGTCCAATATAATTTACACCACGAGATCAGCTCGAGGGCGGCGTGATGGCTCGTCAAATTCTTATAGACATATGTAAGATTGATAGTGAAGCGTGAAGTTGGGCGATCGCTGTTTTGCACCGGTACAGCAACGTGGATGTGCACCGAAAAATTGCCTCAAACTAGCCTCAATGGGCCTCAAAAACAGGCGAAAGAATGGCACAAATAGGCGAAACAACACGGACCGACAGGTGAAAGAAAAGAGAACTCACAAAATAGGTTACAGGTGCTTCACCCAACGTAAGTGAAGATGTGCTGCGTGATATGCCTGTAAATCTCGGTTCACGTTTCTCTGTTACTCTAAAAGAGGGCCCAAACCTATATATATATCCATAACTCCTATCTATTAATACTTACTTATTTCCCTTCCTCCTCCTAAGAGAATTAGAGAAAAAAGAGATACAAAGATACAAAACTTTTTATAGCAGCTGTCTCACTAACTCTGTGGCGTATCTGATTCTCAAAAAAAATCAGATACAGAGATACATAGCACCATCACGTCGCCCGACGAGAGGTCCTGTCCTTCCTGTTGTGGCGCGTGTGAGAGGTGTATCTGATTGTGTTTTTGGCCTGTATGGTGAAGCGCGGTGTGTGGCTAAGAGTGGGCAGTGGATTTATATTTTACCGTTTGGAGAATATCACCGATGCAACGTAAGGTCAACCACGCCACTGAGACTCAGCGCACCGGCGCTTCTAAGGGTGTCAAGAAGACCGACGATCAGTGGCAGATGTTCCTCGATGCGCTGGTGGAAGAGCCCAACGTCTCGAAGGCCTGTGACGTTGCCAACATCACTCGGTTCTGCGCCTACGATCGCAAGCGTGATGATCCGGCATTCTCCGCTGCTTGGGACGAGGCCTTTGATCGCGGCTACAACAAAGCGGAAGAGGAGGCGTGGCGCCGAGCGGTGACCGGAACGCCGCGTCAACTCTTCTTCAAAGGACTGCCGGTGACGGTGAAAGATCCCAAGACCAAGAAGCGGAAAGAAGTCACCGTGCTCGAGACCAGTGACATGCTGCTCATGTTCTTGATGAAGGGTCGCAAGCGCAACGTATTTGGCGACAAGACCGAGGTGGTGATGGCCGGCCGCAAGCGGGAGAAGCAGCAGCTCACCGACGAAGAGCTTGACGCGCTGATCGCCGAAAGGCTGGGATCATGACGCACGCGGTGCTAGCACCTCCTCGCCTCGACAACCGCCCGCGTGGCGAGGGGTCCAAAGGCCCACGGAAGAAGAACCGCAAACCTAGCACCAGTGTCCACCAGTCACCCTCAGCGGCCCCGAAGGACCTTCAGGCTAAGGTTCTAACCCGGGAGGAGAAACTGGAGCTTCTGGACTGCATCAGTGAACGCGCTCGCCGGCACCTGGTGCCCTTCATGCAGTTCACGCGCAAGGGCTACAAAGCGGGGATGTTCCACAAGCAGCTTGGTAAGGCGCTGGAAAAGTTCCTCGATGACGTGGTGGCGGAGAAGTCACCGCGGTTGATCATCATGGCACCGCCTCGTCACGGCAAGAGTGAGGAAGCTTCGCGGTGCTTCCCCGCCTTTGCGCTGGGAAAGTATCCCGACCTGGACATCATTGCTACGAGCTACGCTAGTGATCTTGCCTCATCGATCAACCGTGACGTGCAGCGCATCATCGACTCGGAAGAGTACCGTGAGCTCTTTCCTGACACCACCCTGTGGGGCACGAACATCCGCACCGTGGCGGATGGTTCCTATCTGCGCAACAGTGACATCTTCGAGATCGTCGATCACAAGGGAATCTACAAGAGCGCCGGTGTTGGTGCCGGGGTCACCGGCCGTGGGGCGCGCGTCATCCTCGTTGATGACCCAATCAAAGATGCGCAGGAGGCCGGCAGCGAGACCATTCGCCAAGGCATCTGGGACTGGTTCACGTCGACACTCTACACTCGCCTGATGCCCGGTGGTGGGATCATCATCATCATGACTCGGTGGCACGAGGATGACCTGGTGGGCCGAATCCTCGCGAACATGAAGATGGGCGGCGAGCAGTATCAGGTGCTTCGCTTCCCCGCCATCGCGGAAGAGGATGAGTTCGATGAGGACAAGGTGCTGTTTCGCAAGAAGGGTGAGGCACTGCACCCTGAACGCTACCCGCTGAAAGCGCTGGAGCGCATCAATCTGGGAACTTCCGACAAGCCGGGTGTGGGCTCGAAGGTGTGGGCTTCCCTGTATCAGCAGCGTCCGGCGGCGGCGGAAGGAAACCTCTTCAAGAAGGACAACTGGCAGTGGCACCGGTTGCAGAACAAGCGCTATTCCGAGATGACGCAGCGTGAGCGTCGGGCGTTGCACATCCAGCTGGACATCAACATGGTGACGCAGACGTGGGACACGGCTCTGGGCGTCAAGAAGCAGAATGATTACTCGGCGTGCGTCACTCTCGGCATCGCCAAGAGTCGCTTTTACATCCTGGACGTGTGGAAAGATCGCTTGCAGTTCCCCGATGTGAAGCGCCAGGTGGAGATGCTCTTCGACGCGTGGGCGGTGGTGAACAAGGTCAACGTCGAAGGTGGTGGCTCCGCGTCAGGCAAGGCCACCGTGCAGGCGGTGAGTCGCGATTCTCGTGTGCCGATCTTTGAAGTCATCCACGCGACGGACAAGGTGCTGCGTGCTGACACCATCACGCCGTATCACGAAGGCAAGATGATCTACTTCCTCGAAGGTCCCAACGGGGAGAAGGAAGAGTGGCAGTCCGACTTCATCGATCAGTGCAGCAACTTTCCCAACGCGAAGCACGACGATGACGTGGATGCCTTCATCGGTGCGATGGAAGACGCGACTGGCGGAGAGGGACCGATCGAGATCAGTGATGAGCTGCTGGCTCTGGCCATGAATGGTGAGCTATGATCGACGTGCGCGGCAGCATCGTGATCGGGTCTGATGAGGACTTTGCGCTGAGCATGACGCTCGATGAGCATGCGAATCAGTACACCGGCAAGGAGCTTGGTGACAATGCATATCGCTCTTCCATCAAGGCAGCGCAAAGTGATAAGCATGAAGATCATCGCCAGGCGGGCAAAGATCACCGTGCGGCACAGATGCAGTACAAGAAAGAGAACAACGTCTCGAAGATGTATGAGCACGCCAATCGTGCGGATTACCACGAGGAGAAGTCATGACCTTCAACCCAGCCAAGTGGATCCGTGACTGGCGCAACGAGCGTGAGCTTGAGCATCGCCGTGAGCGTGATCGCCACGAGCTGGCGGAGACGCAGGAAGAGTACGCGAAGAAGCTGCTCAACATCGATGATGGTGCACTCGCGATGGCCATGATCCAGCGAGGCCAGAACGCCTTCCTGGAACTGCCGAAGCCAAAGTTCAGCCTGCATCCCTACACCCCACCTTTCAAGAACGTCGCCCCTGCCGATCACATCCTCGCGATGGACGAGTCCTACAACAGCATGATCGGCCCGAGGCCTCATAGTCGCACCGGGATGTTCGCCGGCACGGGTGGCTTTCCTGGTTTCCCTTACCTCACCGAGCTGCTGCAAATCAACGAGTATCGGGACATCACCGACTGCACCGTCGATGAGATGACTCGCAAGTGGATTGAGCACAAGTCCTCGGCGAACAAGGACCGCACCGACGTCATCAAGCAGCTTGATACGTGGTATAAGGATAAGCACGTCAAGGAGTGGTTCAACTGGGCGGGGAAGTTCGAAGGCTACATGGGTCGCTCACAGCTCTTCACCGACTTCGGTGATGAAGATGAGGAGCTTGTCACTCCTCTCGCGCTGGACCCAAGCAAGATCAGGAAGGGTTCTTTCAAGCGGTTCAAAGGCATCGAGCCGATTACCACCTACCCTGCGGAGTATAATGCCAGTGATCCGCTGGATCCGTGCTACTACGTCATCGAGTCGTGGTTCGTGTACAGCAAGAAAGTTCACTCGAGCCGGCTGTTGGAGTTCAACTCGCGGCCACTGCCCGATCTGCTTAAGCCGGTGTTCAACTTCAGCGGTATGTCGCTCAGCCAGTTAGCTCAGCCGTACATCGACTACTGGCTCAGTAGTCGGGACAGCGCTGGACGTCTGTTGCGCAACTTCTCTACGGCGACACTCAAGACGAATATGAATGGCATCCTGCAGGGGCAGAACTATGAGAGCTTCAAGAAGCGTCTCATGTTCTTCACCGCGATGCAGCAGAATAACGGCGTGTTCATGCTCGATAAGTTGGAAGAGTTCGGTAAGGAGAACACACCACTCTCTGGCGTCAAGGATTTAGTATCCCAGGCCCAGGAGCACATGGCAACCGTCGCTAAGGTGCCGCTGTCCGTCATGTTTGGCTTGTCGCCCTCGGGACTTACCACCACGGCTGAGTCGGATATCACCATCTACAACAACCGTGTCAATGCCCGCCAGGAGGCGATGTTCCGTCAGCCGCTCGAGGCTGTGGATAAGATCGCCATGCTGGATCTGTTCGGGGAGATCTACGACGACATCACCTTCGACTTCGTGGACCTCGTCTCGATGAATGGCAAGGAGCAGGCTCTCATTCGGAAGTCGGATGGCGAGACCGATGCCGCTTACATCACCGCTGGCGTGGTTGAGCCTGAAGAAGTTCGTGCGAAGATCGCCGCCGACCCGGACAGCGGCTACAACAACCTTGATCCGAACAAGAAGATCACCCCGCCCGCGCAGCAAGAACCGCCCAAGGGTGGCAGCGCTTCATCGAAGATGGGCAGCAAGCCTGGGCAGAGTGGCGCCCCCGACCCGGACATGCAGCAGGCAGAGAACTCCAATGACTCAGTGAACCCGCTGCTCCAGGATGCGGCCAGGATGACGATGGATGAAGCCACACGGCTGGCCGGTGATACTGCCCTGTGGCCGGGAAACCAGCACACGGGAACGCTGAATGACGGTGATCCCTCTGTCAATGCGATGAAGCACACGGCCGTTGCGCAGAAGGCTACGAACGTGGCAAACACGGTCGGCACCAAGGCGTCTCACGAGAAAGCATTCAAGGCTCACGATCGCGCGTGCAAGGCTCACCAGCTTGCATTGGCTACCGCGGACAAAACCAACAAGCGAGTGCACAAGGCTTACATCGACGCTCACGAGACGGCGATGGGACTGCATCAGATGGAGTCCGCACCTCAGCCTGAAGAAGTGGAGGACTGAGATGAACGACCTCGACACTCTCCGCTTCTATCGCTATCAGGTGCAGCCACTATTGATTCATCTCTACCTGGAAGCGAAGCTTGAAGCACCATCTACTTTCGATCACAAGATTGAGGGACCGCGTTTAGTCGCCACTCTTCGTGAACAAGGATTTTCGATGAACTTTCCGATCGAAGACATCGTGCCAACCAAGAATGCCAGGGAGAAGAAGTCATGAGTAATCCGCCCCCGATCGCTTACGCATCCGCCAACGGCCAGTCTACTAACGCACTTTGGAGC